TCTTTAAATTCTCCTGGTTGTATGTTTGCGGCATCATCTTTTACTCTGACACCTCTTTGCTTAAATCCTGCGGGTAGGTTTGATAATGTCCCAGCATCTAATAACTGACGGAGAGCCGCAGTTGCAGTACGACTCAATCCGCCAATCATATGAATTAATCCTAAGCCATAAAACCCTAGTCCTGGCAGAAATTTGAAGTGGACAAAATATTGGATTTTATTTTTCTTTGGATCATTGGGCGCAAAGTTTCGTCTAATAGACAAAACTTTCCTACTACCTTCCTCGATTGTAACGACGTAAGGCAATTTTATTCCCGTTGGCTCTCCGTCGGGGCCAAGGTCTTCGAAACCTTCCAAGTCTAGATTAACGTGGCATTCTAGAATTGTATACATGGCTTCTACTCTTTGGGATTTTGTAAGTCCTTCTACTTCTCTCTCTTTTTCTTCTAATTCATTTGTGTTTGCGTCTGTTGGTTTTGTCAACTCGATGTCAGAATAGAAACCAGATACCATCTGTTTTCTTAATTCGTTTTCTGACATCTTGACAACGTGGATGACTGATTCCGCATCGTCTAATGAGGTAGCCGTGTACGGAACAACAAGGTCATCTGCTGGAACAAACTTAGAAACTGCTCGTCCCAATAAATCGTCATAATAAACTTTTTTAAAAGTAGAACCTGCAAGAGGTAAGTAGAATAACATTTGATCAAAATCAGATTCATATTCTTTCATCTGATCCATGATCTGATAGTTCATAAAATTTTTAACTCTTTGTGCTTGCATTTCTTTTTGTGGATCTGACTTACCCATTACCATTGTTCTAACGGGTCCATCTGCAGGCAATAATTCTTTATAAGCTAAAGCTTGAAACTGAGTGACTGCTTCTGCAAGAACAGGGTGAGTTGCACCACTAGCTCCTTGAAATGGTTCTGTTCTATTTGTGTATTTAAATCCTAAAAGATCTAAACCTACAGTATAAGCTCGTTCCCATTCTTTACGAGACATTTTATATTCCATGTAATCAGATTGTAACTGACTACCCATGGCGCTCGTATCATCTTCTGGAAGTAATTCGTTTAGGTTTGCAAAAAAATCACCTTCTTCTGGTAAAGGCATTGCGCTAGGGTCAAAATCAACTGTTGCCCCTTCATCATCTTCTGTAACTTCGATTGGTCCTTTTAATTCTTCAATCTCCTCAACGTTAACCTCTTCTGCAACTTCGTCAGGTCGTTTATCGTTAGGGAGAGACTTATCTATATCTGCCATATATTTTTCTCCTAGACTTTCTTAACTTGTTTTGGCTTTAATTTCAACCCCTGTGATAAAGGTCCTTTTTTAGGTGGTACTGCCCACCATTTAAATGCAGGATTCTGTGCTGCAAGTGTTGGGTTTTTCTTTTTTGTTGGTTTATTTTTTATACTCATATTTACTCCTTAATCCTGTTATACCACCTTCTGCAAATGGTGAATATTTTGCTGGTTCCTGTGTTCCGCCATAACCAGGATACATTGCTCCTTGTTTGGCTTTTTGCTCATAATTATAATCATCTGTTAAAAAATCTAAATAAGAATATCCATCACTTAGTGATAATTGACTTAAACTTGTTCTTGGAGGAAGTATACCAATTTCCGTTAATCCTAGTTCAGCAGCCTGTCTTCTATCATCAGGTAATTTTTGAGGGATGTAATTAAAATCCTTATAAGTCGGTTTAGTATAATCTGCTTTGATACTTCCTTTTTCAAATGGAAATAGTTCCTGTGTTTTTCTCTCGGTTTCTGACATATTTCTACTTTGGTCTTTTCCTAAATCTATTTTATATTTGTAAGGATGCGAACCTGTTATGTGACTTAGATCACCAGAATCCGCCCAATCACCCGCAGTGTTTATATATTTGTCTTCAGATTTACCTTCTATATATGTTTTCATAAGAGATTGGTTTTTATCTCCAGCCACAAATTCCCCACCTTGTCTTTTATCTATAATAGTACCAAAAGCTTTTTCAAAATCCTGTTTACCTGATTCTAAAGTTGAAATCGGCATTCCATTTGCGCCTTTAACCGATGTGTCTTTAGCAAATTGCTTATAATTATTCAGTACTTTATCAACGACTGCTTGTTGATTTTGAATTTCTGCTTCTACTTTTTTTATTGCTTCCGGTGATTTAGATCCTGTTTGTAGAGATGTTTTTAAATTTTTTAATTTTTTATATTCTCTCTCATACTCTGCTTCTATTTTTACTTTTTTCATATAATTCTGCATAGCAGGGGACCCTTTAATATTTGCTTCTTCTACAGCTTTAACTTGTTCTTCTGCTTGATTATAAGGAGTCATATATCTTAAAATCCAATTATCCCCTAACGCTTCTTTTATTGGCTTATTATTATTGATTGCATCATAAGTAATATCACCCATTTCAAAAGCACCCATTAACGCTAAAGCTTGAGGCCCTATAAGATTTTTAGGATTTAATAATTCTAGGGGGTTTAACATAGAGGCTCCAAACTTTTTAAGTTTTGATCCTGCAGCTATAATGTCAGCCATTAATTTTCTTTGAGGAACTGATCCTTTACCATCTTTAATTCGTGCTTCTAAAAATCTAGCTCCACATGTTGCACGACTACTAACAGCTCCAGCAGTATTAAAACCAATCCTGCCTCCTGATGCTTTGCCTTTAGGACAAAGAGCAATTAGTTGTTTTTTTATTCTCTCCATAGCTTTTGAATCACCCGAAGCTACTTCTTTTAAAATAGGTGTTTCACTCATACTTTTTTTAGTTCCAAAAGTTTTCACATACTTCATTTTTTTAATTTCTTCTTCAATTGGAAAATTTGCTTTTCTAAATTCTTCTAATCTTTGTGTAGAAAAAGCTTTTGTAGCTGCATCTGCTCCTAATTTAAAATCAGGTAAAATAGATTTAATTTGATCTGTTTTCATCCTAGAGTCTAATCTATCAAACCAATCCTTTTTCCAAGTTCGCCATTCTTTTGTAATTTTAGCAGCCTCATCAAAATTAGGTTTTTTTCCTTTTAAAACATTTTGTAACTTAGTTTCATGCCTACCATATTCTTTAATCATACTTGCATGTTGTTCTGAATTAAAGTTAGAATCCATAAAATTTATAAATTGAGATGAATTAAATGTTTTATTTTTATAAGCATTACTTAATCCTGTTAATTCATTTAAATCTAAGTTTAATGCTCTAGTATCAATTCCAGATTTATTTAAAGCTTTTTTTGCGTCATCTAAAAAGCTACCATAACTTTTAGTAAAGTATTTATCACCTATAGCATCTTTAATTGTATTTCTTTTTAAATCTCTATAAGCATCGGCATATGGATCTCCCCATTTTGCTTTTTCTAAACCTCTAAATATTTTATTCGCAGAAGGTTTATTAGGTTTAAGACCGTGCTCAAAATCTCTAAAATTAACTCCAGACATTGCTTGAGAAATTCGTAGTAACGCATTTGCTCTTTCAGCATTAGTTAAACCTTTAACGTTCTCTAATGCTTTAACTAAACCTTTATAATCTCCTCTATTAAACAAAGTTTTAATGTTATTATTCTTTAAAATTTTAGCCATGTTTTCTCTTGTTTTAACTTGAACAAACGGAGAATCTAAATACGTTCTAAGCTTTTTAGCCAATTTAGGACTATCTTTAATATAATTAACTTTTTTAACTGATTTTTTTCCATCACCTAAATCTAATAAAGTTTCAAACTGTTTAGGTTCTAATGTGTCTGTTATAAATTTTTTAGTTAATAAATTTCTTCTGCCTTTTGATGCTTCTTTTTCTCCTATAGTTTTCATTAGAGCATTGTTGATAAAATTACTTTCTGCTTTGGTAACAGGACCATATTGTCTTTTTTCATAAATAGGAAAATCATATTTTTTAGAAAATTCTTTTGTAGTAATATATCCTTTTGGTGGTTTTTCTCTTGCAAGCTCATTATCATAAGAATCTAATATATCGGATTTTTTTCCAGCTAACTCGCTCCAATCTTTTTTGTAAAATCTAGAATTAGGATTATTTTTATGAGTTTTGTTAAACCATTTATTTTGTTCTTTAGTTAAATCTAAAGATCTTTTACCATGAGGAGTATCTGTAGTATAAACTCTCTCCCCACTATACCCGGGCCGTGATCCATCAACCGATGGTGAAACTAACTGTCCTTGATTGTACATGTTCCGTGGTCCTTGGACCAGGGCTCTTGCTTTTGTTTCCGTGTCTATTCTATCTGGAGCGTAGGCTATGACTTGACTAAGTATGTCGTCCATTATTCCCCTAACATAGTTTGTAGGCCACCTTGAGCATTGTCCTTACGACCTTTGTTAAATCTGTTCTTAACCATCAATTCCATTTCTGCAATGTCATCGGAAGTTACTGTTTTTGGAACAAAGCTTTGTTGATCCATAGTTTTTTCCATACCTTCAAACAATTCTCTTGCAGGAGTGTTTTTACCACCTTCAATTTGTTCTTGAAAATTTTTTCTTGTTTTAGCCATGTCTATGTAATTAGTATACATGTCTTGTTGACCAGATTTTAATTTAGCAAAATCATCTGCAGACAAAAACATTTTAACTTCTTGTGGTAATGACTTGTAACTTGTAACTTTTATAAACTCGTACGGTTTTAATCCTTTTGCAGCTGCAGATTTTGCAATAATTGCTCTAAAGATACCGCCGCCTGAAAAACCAATACGACCGCCGTCTGCTTTTTTAACAATAGTCTCACCAACTTCTTCAAGTACATCATCTGGAACACCATCAAACGTGTCAATAACTTCTCCTTCAGCAGGTTTATCACTTCTTATTAAAGAAGTATCTTCTGTATACTCATCTGGTGGAGTTTTACCTTTCATAGTTTCATCAGCTTGACCTTTTCCAGGTTTATAATTCATGTATGTTTCTTCGCCCAAAGGTTTTCCATAATATTCAGAAGCGTCGTATTTTAAATCATCATCCATTTTCATTCTTTGAATTGTTTTTTCACCCGTTGTTACATCTTCAGTCAGTGTGTAATCTTTATATGTTGTAACTTTTTGTCTATCTTGTGTTGTAAGTCTTGGTGCATCGTCACCTAATGTTTTAATTTTTTCTAAAAGTTTAAAGAAGTAAGGAGGAGGAGTCCCGGATCCTGCAGATTTAACAGTTTCAGTTACGGCTTTTTTACCAACTCCTTTACCACCAAGTCCTAGTATACCTGATTTAAGTCCCGCGATTCCTGCGCCGACACCACCCATTAATTTTAAGAATGCACGTTTGCCCATTTTAAAGTTTTGTCTTGCTGGTCCGCCGTCTGCGAAAGATTTTTTGAAGTTAAAACCAATTCCTTTATTATTTCCTTTAATGCCACCACCAAAATTTAACTCACCACCTAATATATCTATTACACCACTTATCTCGGTTTTATTTAAGTCAGGTCCAAGGGACATGGATATTTTGTCAGTTAAAGGTATGTCAACGCCATCTAGTTTAATTAATCTCTTTACAACTTCTTTTGCTGCATCTTCAATTTTATTAGTAGTGTACACTGGTCCCATAGGCTGGTCGCTTGGACCAAGGCCATCTTTATATCCTATTCTACCACCTTCTGCATTATTCTCTCTAAAAAATGCAATTCCAAAATTTGTTTTTGATAAAGTTCCACCACTTTTTTTATAGTCATGCCAATGATTTAACATATCTTTTACTTTTAAATAATCTTCCGGTGTAAGACCACCACCTTTAAACGGAACTCTTATGTTGTCATTATCTTCTGCAAGTAAATAATTTAATCCTGTTGATGTAGTTGCTTGGTTATTAGGTGAAAGTAATCTTGTTCTAGCCATCAAGGAGTCTGAGCCATGACCGATGTCATCGAGACTCGGTTCAACGTCTGTAATACCACCTGTATAGAATCCTGCACGTCCGCCTTTGGCAAAATCTTCATCAGGTATATCTCTTTCAAAAATATGATCTTCAGTATCTTGTAATATTTTTTTAGATTGTTCCGGTGTTAAATCTTTATATTTACCTTTTCTACCTATAACTAAGTTTGCTTCTTTCATAGCAGTTATAGGTTCTAAAGTTTTTATGTAAGTAACTGTTTCTTCAACAGTGTCTACTTTAGGTTTGTACATAGCAGCTTGTTCTTTTTTAATTTCGTCAATTCTATTACTAGCCTTATTAATTTTTTCCATTTGTCCTTCAACAGTAGGTTTGTTTAATTTAGAATTTTTAAACATTTCTCTATCTGTAATTTTTTCACTAATTTTAACATCATCAGCATCTACAATGTCACCACTTTTTCTCATGGCGTCTATTTGTTCTTTAAAACTTCTTTTTTGTGGAAACTCTACAACCTCACCTTTTTTACCAAATAATTTTTCTGTAATAGCTTTGCCTTCAGCACTTGTTCCTGAAATGACTCTAGGTTTGTTTGCATTTTTAATTATATTTATAAATTTTAAAACGTCTGCTTCTGATCTAATATAATCATCTAGTTGATTTATAGGAAGTCCTGCTTGTTGTAATATAGCTAAAAGCTCTCCGGTTTTAGCTTCGGCTTCTATTGCACTAGGTATACTTCTAATTCCTGAACCACGACTTCCGGTTAGGGATTTCGTAGCTACCATTTTTATCCAATTTATTGCCGACATTAATAATACTCCATAATCCTAGGTTCTGACTTCTCGTCTTCGTAATCTTCTGGATGGGGTAGGAATCCTCCCTGCCTGAATCGCATAACGGCCATAGTCATACTATCGACTAAGTCATCATGATCGCCATAAGGAAATGATGCACACTCCTCAATGACTTCTTCTGCAAACTTTCTATCAGGAGCCCAAATTAAACCGGCCTCGAATAGCGGTGCACAAGAATTTACACGTACGTGCTTATCATTACCACGACTTGGCGTAAAAGTCATCACTGGAATGTCCATTTGACGTAATTCATGAGTAAGTGGTGTTCCCGATGCTTTTTGTTCAACGATCACCATGTCAGGTTTCCAATATTGATATTGCTCTAACGCTTGTCGACGTAATTCTGGAAATTCGTAACGATCTTTAATAGAATCTAGCAAAATTAAATTTGGTTTAGAGTCTTGGTTTGGATAAAACACTCCCCAAGTGGTAATAGCAGAATAATCGGCTGTTTCTTTTTTTAAAAACGCAGTATCATAACTTTGAATGATGTAATGACAGTCTGGAAGATAGTCTTTATCCCATTTCGTCCACCATTCACGTTTTATTAGTGCTCCTTCTTCAGAAGTTGGTTTTTGCATCCATTGTGCGTTCCATTTTCCAACTGGAAGTGTTGCTTTCACCTTCTCTAACTCGTCCATTTTCCAATATTGTGGCCAAACAGGTTTTTTCTTTTCACCATCACCTAAGATTGCTGGAAATTCGACCACGTCCCAGTGATCACCTTTAACATCTTTTTGATTATCTAATAAAATTCCTGTTAAATCTTTTTTTGACCAACGTGTCATAACTAAAACGATCTTGGCTCCTGGTTGAAGTCTTTGACGTGGTCCTGATGTGTACCATTCATACGCATTATCAAATGCAGAAGCTGACATTGCGTCTTGCTCCGAGTGTGGATCGTCAATTATTAATAGGTCAGCACCCCGTCCGGTGATTGCACCGCCGACACCAGCTGCAAAATACTCGCCACCTTGTGCTGTTTCCCACCTACCAGCGGCCTGGCTGTCTTCTCTTAATCTTGTATCAAATATTTTTGCATAATCTTCAGAGTCAATTAGTGTTTTTGCTTTACGACCAAACCTTACAGCAAGTTCCCCTGTGTGTGTTGCTTGAATGATCTTTAATTTTGGATTACGGCCCACCATCCACGCTGGTAGCAAGTAACTTGCGAACTCAGACTTCGTGTGCCTTGGTGGCATGTTAACAATTAGTCGTGTAATTTTACCTGTTGCAAGGTCATTAAATTTTTTAGCTATGACTCTGTGGTGAGGTCCCTCTATGAACTCGGGCCACACAGCTTTGACAAAGGACATAAAATCGTCTTTAGCACGATTTTTAATTTTCTTTTCAGCCATCATTACTTGTAACTGTAAAAGTTCTTTTCTAACGTCAGCAGGTAATTTACTTATATCTATATCTTTTAAATTCATAAAAATTTTTTATAAAATTTTTTGCACCTTTTTACAAGTGAAGAAGTTTTTTACCACCATTAACTGTCTAAATCAAGCAATACAACCTGAAGTAGTGGGACCCCTTTTTATATAAAGGTGTATCGACTTATACAAAGCAAAGTTAATTGG